ATGAGGCGGCCGTTGCGGCCCGTGAGCTCTCCGGTGCCGGAGCGGGCGCTGGTGGGTGATCTGGTACGCCAGGCACGCGCTGAGGGGGTCGCATTGACCGGCCCTGACGGGTTGCTCAAGGCGCTGACCAAGACGGTGCTCGAAGCCGCCCTGCAAGAGGAGATGACCGAACACCTCGGCTACGACAGGCACGCCGCAGCCGGGCGTGGAAGTGGAAACTCACGCAACGGATCTCGTAACAAGAAGGTGATAACCGATGCGTGCGGACAGGTCGAGATTGCGGTGCCCCGTGACCGCAACGGCACCTTCGAGCCGGTGATCGTGGGCAAACGTAAGCGCCGGGTCACCGATGTGGACCGGGTGGTGTTGTCGCTGTACGCCAAAGGCCTGACCACCGGCGAGATCGCGGCTCACTTCGCCGACGTTTACGGGGTGTCGGTGTCCAAGGACACCATCTCGCGGATCACCGACCGGGTCATCGAGGAGATGCAGGCGTGGTGGTCCAGGCCGCTGGAGAAGGTCTACGCCGCGGTGTTCATCGACGCGATCATGGTCAAGATCCGCGACGGGCAGGTCCGCAACCGGCCGGTCTACGCCGCGATCGGCGTCGACCTCGACGGCCACAAGGACATCCTGGGGATGTGGGCCGGCGAAGGCGACGGTGAGTCAGCCAAATTTTGGCTGGCAGTGCTCACCGACCTGCGCAATCGTGGGGTCAAAGACATCTTCTTCCTGGTCTGCGACGGCCTCAAAGGGTTGCCCGACAGCGTGTCCGCGGCGTTCCCGTTGGCCACGGTGCAGACCTGCATCATCCATCTGATCCGCAACACTTTCCGGTATGCCTCCCGCAAGTACTGGGACAAGATCAGCGTCGACCTCAAGCCGATCTACACCGCAGCCAGTGCCGCTGAGGCCCGGTTGCGCTACGAGGAGTTCGCCGAGAAATGGGGTAAGCCCTACCCGGCGATCACACGGCTGTGGGACAGCGCGTGGGAAGAGTTCATTCCGTTCCTGGACTATGATGTCGAAATACGGCGAGTCCCGTGTTCTACCAACGCAATTGAAAGTCTCAATGCGCGCTACCGGCGGGCGGTGCGGGCACGTGGACACTTCCCGAACGAACAGTCAGCACTCAAGACGCTCTACCTGGTCACCCGCTCCCTGGATCCCAAGGGCACCGGGCAAACCAAGTGGGCCGTACGCTGGAAGCCAGCGCTCAACGCCCTGGCGATCACGTTCGCCGATCGCATGCCAGCCGCCAAAGAACGCTGACCGAAAGAAAAATCCCGAGAAACGCCACTTACACCGAATATCGGACAGTCCCGGCCGGCGCGGCGAACGGCTAGGTTTTAGTCAGGTATTCAAAGGCGTCCCCGCCCTCGTAGCTCAGGGGATAGAGCACGGCTCTCCTAAAGCCGGTGTCGCAGGTTCGAATCCTGCCGGGGGCACAGGTCACAGATGGTACTTAGCTACCCTGAATATCGCCATCCATCGTTTATTCATCGTTTATGGTGCGGTCCAGCATGTCCGCCACCGCCGTATGCACCCGGCCCCGAGCCATGTAGCGGTCCTGCGTCATCGAGATCCGGGTATGGCCCAGGTGGTCGGCGCCGATCCTGGCCGACAACCCGGCGTCGTCGATCAGAGTGGCCACCGTCTTGCGGAAACTGTGACTAGTCGCATCGGGCACACCGAGCGCTTCCCGTACCTCACGCCAGCGCGCCCGGAAGTTGTCCGGGTCGCGCCACGTGCCCGCGGTCGACGGGAACACCATCGGCTGCTGCCCGAGGAACCCCACCCCGCGGCGCGCGGATAACACCGTCACCGCGAAGCCCGGCAGCGGCAGCGTGCGCCGGCCCGCCGCAGTCTTGGTCTCGTCGATGCGCATCAAGCCCTTACCGGCCGCCCTGATCACCTTGCCCGTGACGGTGAGCGTCGCGGTCATCTCGTCGAAGTCGGCCCAGCGCAACCCGAGCAGCTCCGATATCCGCAGTCCCGTGGCGACGAACAGGCTGATCGGGTCCACCAGGTCGTGACGCTGACACGCCTCGGACTCCCTCAACTTGGCTAGCAGGCCGCGCAGGTCGTCGGCAGTCAACGCACTGGCGCCCTTCGGACGCGCCTTGCCTCGCATCGGCGACACGTCGCGCACCGGATTGGCCGCCAGCACGTTGGCCATCACCGCAAGGTGCAAACCGCCCTTCAAGATGGTCTTGGATTGCACCGCCATCACATCGCCGTGTGCGCGGCGCATCGAACGGATCGCAGCGTCGATCCTGGCCGGCGTCGCCTCCCCCACCCGTACGCCACTGATCACCTTTCCCAGCAGCTTCGCGCAATACCGGTAGGTGTCGATCGTCCTGACCGCCCGGCCGTCCTCCTCCAGGCGATCAATGTGCTGATCCACCAACGCCATGATCTTCGTGTCGAGAGTGACCTCGTTGGCCCCCGCCGCGGGCGCTGGGCAAGAGCCTCAATCAGCACGTCCTCGGCCAGCTTGCCGTACTGGTCCTCAGCGGGCCCGCGTCTCTCGACGACTCGCGTAACGCCGTCCGAATCACGAAAACGGCACCGCGCCAACCACACTCCCCCGCCAAGAGAAGTTCGGCTGATCTTCCCATGCTCACCGATCCGCAACGGCGGCCTACCCGCCATCGTCCAGGCCCTCAAGCCCGAGCTGGCTACGCAGGAAATGAACCTGATCGTTGTAGGCATCAAGCTGCGCCAACTGGGCATCGCTCAGCTCACCGACGACCATCTCACCGTTGACCCGCCGGGCCGGGACCCTCACGGACGAGATCTTCCGGTATACATCCAGAAGTTCACGCCACAAACGCAATTCGCGGATGTGGTCCCGATACTCGTTGCGCAATCGGGCCGACTGAGCCCCATCCGACGAGTCAGTAAACCCATGATTTCGAATGCCCGAAAACCATTGCACCGCCTCGATTTCACGTTCCTGGACGCCAGGCAAGACCTCGATTGGCGCGTTGTAGTCCGGCCCTGGAAAGAGTAACGCGACAGGCGCCGTGTTCAGTGCGGCCGCCAGGATTAGTAGCTCGCCAAGGTCGAAGCGCGGCCGACCGTTTTCGATTTTCGTAATGGTTGTCCGGTGGATGGGCGCCCCGAGTTCACTGCAGCGGTTAGCCAGCTCCTGAGCTGTTAATCCGAGTTCGCGCCGCAGATCAGCGACCGCCTTCCCGACGCGCTTCGCGGTGGTTCCGTGCCAGTCCTCTTCCGTGTTCTCCATAGCGACATTATTGCAGGCCTCACCGACTCTGTTGACAGCTAGCCGAACCGTCCTCTACCGTTCTCGATAGCGATATACAAATCGCTATCGAGAACAAATTGAGCAGGAGGTGAACATATGGCCACCGATTACTGGCTCACGAGGCCAGAGGTCGGGGAACGACTCAAGGTGAGCGTCAAAACGCTTGCACAGTGGGCTACGAAGGGAAAAGGCCCAAGATATGCGCGCATCGGCGGTTTCGTCCGCTACCGCCTCAGCGACATCATCGCCTGGGAGAACACCCAATTCGGTGGTGACGCCTCGTGATCAACCCCACCAATAGTGAAACCCCAGAGGGGGCAACCTCCGGGGTTTCTGAACCAACCCTCACCACAAATCAGATTGGAAACCCCATCATGTCACAACACCCCGTCAACAGCGACCAGCAGGCCGCCCCGGATCACCCGCTTGGGCTTGGCCGTTGCGACCACTGCGGTAGGTATGGCTGGCACAACACCGAACGCTGCCCCGACTCCGAGCGCTACACCTGCACCCCATGGTGCATCGACGGTGCCGGGCATCCCTGCGAGCTGTTCCTAGACGACCAGGAATGCTCGGGTCCACAGCTCAAGGTCGCACTGACGTTGGAGCGCGGCGCGCCGGCCCTGCCACTCACACCTGAAGACGTATGCGGCGCACCCGGCGTGACGGTGTACGCCTCCAAGCGGTGGTACAGGTTCCCGACCATCACCGCGAACGTCTTCGCGCTCGCTGGCGGTATCGACTACGACCTGACCCTTACACCGCCAGAGGCCGCCGAGCTCGCGCAGGCGCTGCTTGCAGCGGTCCGCCTCGTCGACGGCGTACCGGAGGTCGACAGGTGAGCACCAAAACCAGGCAGACCCCGTGCGCCACGGGGCGATGCGCCTACGGCACCGAATGCACGTGCGAGCACTACCGGGATTGGCCGATTGACCCGCCGCGTATCCGGCCGTGGCTAGGCCGACGCGCCGAAGCCTTCCGGTGGGGGCACCGGACCGGGCGCCGAGATGCCTGTCGCCGGTTGTGGCAGCACCTCGACGCCGCTGGCCGCCAGCTCGCCGCTGCGATCGCCGATGAGGGGTCATCAGATGACGACTGATCAAGTCCAGCTCGGTAAGGCGGCCGCCCAGCAGTGGGCGGCCGGCGCCGGCGCGCGGCTACTCGACGACGTACGTGCTTCGATCCGCCGATACTGCGTGCTGCCCGGTGAACACGAACTTGTCGCGGTCACGCTGTGGGTGGTGCTCACCCATTTGCTTGGGGAGTTCGATTACGCGCCGCGGCTAGTGATTCGATCGGCCGAGAAGCGCTCAGGTAAGTCCCGTCTGCTGGAAATCTTAGACGCTCTGGTGTACTCGCCGCTGCGCGCGGTCAACGCCACCGTTGCCTACATCTTCCGATCGTTGACGGCCGAGCCGCCGCCGACCTTGTTGTTCGACGAATGCGACACGATTTTCGGCACGAAGAAAGTCTCTGACAACAACGAGGAGCTGAGGGGCCTGCTCAATGCTGGCTTTCAGCGTGGGCTGTCGTTCGGCCGCACGGTCGGGCCTATGCACGTCACCCAGGAGTACGCCACGTTCGCGATGGCCGCGCTCGCCGGCATCGGCCGGATGCCAGAAACCATCGAAGACCGAGCCGTCGTAGTGGTGATGAAACGACGCACAGCAAACGAAATCGTGCAGCCGTATCGCATCAGCCGTGACGCCTCTAAGCTCAACGAGCTGCGCGACCAGGTTGCCGCATGGGCCGACACCGTGCGAGATCGGGCCGGCGCGACTGACCCGGATTTGCCGATCGAGGACAGGGCCGCCGACTTGTGGTCACCGTTGGTGGCGGTCGCTGAGTTGGCCGGCGGCGACTGGCCGAATCTGGCACGCGCTTCGGCCGTCGCCTTGGTGGAATCGGCGGCCGAAGACGACACCTCCAGATCGACGAACCTGCAACTCCTCGACGACATCAGGACTGTGTTCGTCGGCGACTTCATAAAGTCAGACGTTCTGTGCAGCAAACTACGCGGCCTGCCGGAGTCGCCGTGGGAGTCCTATGACCTCAACCGGTGGAAGCTCGGCCGCCGGCTACGCGACTACCAGATCAAGACTCGCCATTCCGATGACAAGACCGAGCGCGGATACCACCGCGTCGACTTCCTCGACGCTTTCTCCCGCTACCTCCCCACTACCCCCACGCCAGAAAAACCGTCCGAAACCGTCCAAACTGTCCGGAAAGCCTCTGACCAGCAACAACACCCGGACACTTTCATCGAGCCCAAAGTGTCCCGCGACCTTCACCAAACTGTTCAGGACACTTTGTTCAACACGGAAGTGTCCCACAATAACAGCAGGTCAAACCATGTGCCGGACGGTTTGGACGGTTTCGGACGGTTTCCAGCGGAACAGGGAGGGCAGCCGCCCGCCCCGAGCCCGGCAATGATGCCCCGCCAGCGCCACCTGACCGCCGTCTACAACCAACCCAACCGCAGCAGGTTCCGACCCCCAACCGGCCCCGGCCGCTGCACCAAATGCGGCTGGCACACCCCAACCCAAGGCCACAAACCCCACTGCCCAGCAAACAACAAGGAGGGCACCGCATGAACTACGCGGACCGCATCAGCAACACGCCACTAACCCAGGTGCCCGCCGACGTCCTCCGCGTCGCCGGCCCAATCCGCTTGATGATCGGCGCAGCACCCGAACGCAAACTCACCATCGGCCTACTCATCGAAGCACCCCCGCCCCTCGGCGCCGTCGAAGTCCACCTCACCGGCCCCCAAATCCACGACCTCGCACACCAGCTTCATTCGCTGGTGAACCTCGAACGCGCCGAACTGGAACTGCTCATCGACCGCCTACACGACAGCAACCAGTAGATGACCCTCAAGCCATGCCTCATCTGCGGCCAACCCGCAGCAAACACCCGATGCGACCAGCACCGGCCCAAGAACAACCGCACGGCGCGCCGCACCCGCGGCCAAGCCGCCCACGACCCACACTGGCGCGCCATCTCCACCCAAGCCCGCCGCGCGCAGCCGTGGTGCGACGACTGCGGCTCTGCCAGCGACCTGACCGCAGACCACATCCTCCCGAAGACCGTCGCACCCGAACTAGTCCACTGCCGCGAGAACATCGCCGTCCGCTGCCGATCATGCAACAGCAGGCGAGGCACCACCGGCTACAACGAGGACGACGCACAACGCGTCCTAATGGGAATCGATCAGCGAGTCTTCGACCGGTAACGGTCCGATCGGGGAAGGCTGGTCATCGAGCCGCCGGCCGGTGAGCACTTTACGAGCCTGGAGTGATAGTCGATTCCTAAGGCTAGATCGTGCCCCGGCCGGTTGGTGAGGTCACCTGTAGCGCTCATGGGATGTCGTGCCACCGAGTACTGATCCATTAGGTCGCCGCTGGGTGTCCTTGGGCTCGAAGCGGGTTTGACCAACATCGACCAGGGAGGCGAGTTGACGATTTTTGTTGGAGATGATTGGGCTGAGGACCATCACGACATTCACCTGATGGACGCTGACGGGGCTCGGCTGGCGGCGCGTCGGCTACCGGAGGGTCTGGCCGGCATCCGCGGGTTCCATGAGCTGGTGGCCGGCTATGCCGAAGAACCCGGCCAGGTGGTGATCGGGATTGAGACCGATCGGGGCTTGTGGGTCGAGGCGCTGGCCGCGGCCGGCTATGAGGTGTTCGCGGTCAACCCGTTGGCGGTGGCCCGTTACCGTGACCGCCACCAGGTTTCCGGGGCGAAGTCTGATGCCGGGGACGCCAAGCTGCTGGCCGATCTGGTGCGCACCGACCGGCACAACCACCGCCCGATCGCCGGGGACACGCCGACGGTTGAGGCGATCAAGGTCCTGGCCCGCGGACATCAGAACCTGATTTGGGCCCGGACCCGGCACACCAATGCGTTGCGCTCGTCGCTGCGCGAGTATTACCCCGCGGCATTGGAGGTGTTCGATGACCTGGCAGACCGGGATGCTCTGGCGGTGCTGGGCCGCGCTCCCACTCCCATCGAAGGTGCGCATCTGAGCTTGGCGAAGATCCGAGCGGCACTCAAACATGCTGGGCGCCAACGCAATATCGATGCCCGATCCGAACAGATTCAGGCCACACTGCGTACCGAGCAGCTCGCCACGCCAGCGGAGGGTACCGCCGCGTTCGGGGCGACCACCCGCGCCGCCGTGGGGATCATCGCCGAACTCAACCGACAAATCGGCGAGCTCGAGACCAGCCTGGCCGAGCATTTTGAGACACACCCGGACGCCGACATCTACCTCTCCCTGCCAGGACTCGGTGTCATCCTCGGCGCCCGGGTGCTCGGTGAGTTCGGGGACGACCCGAACCGTTACACCACCGCCAAGTGTCGCAAAAACTACGCCGGAACATCACCGTTGACCGTCGCCTCGGGCAAGAAACGCGCTGTGCTGGCCCGCCACGTGCGCAACCGCCGCCTCTATGACGCCATCGACCAGTGGGCTTTCTGCGCGCTGTCAACAAGCCCCGGCGCCCGCGCCTTCTACGACCAACACCGCGCCGCCGGCGACCTGCATCACCAAGCCCTACGCGCGCTGGGCAACCGGCTCGTCGGCATCCTGCACGGCTGCCTCCGCCACCACACCCCGTACAACGAACACACTGCCTGGGCCCACCGACAAACCAACCCAAACTCACGAGCCGCTTGACAACTTACGACCCTGGGATGTCTAGCCGCCCTCACCGCCGCCTACCGCCGCCACCCCACCCGCGCCGGTCGCGAACGTATCGCCGCCGCCCAACGCGCCCTACTGACCAGGGGAGACACCCCTTCGATAGGGGATTTCAGCCGCGGGGGCAAGGCGCAAGGGGCAATGAATTCGGGGGGCGGGCTGGCCGGTGCGTAGTGGGAATAAGGGGAAGCTGGTCAATGCGGGCCGTCCGTTGCCTTTCCGGCCGCGGTCGGTGGTGGAGTCGAAACGCTTCGAGCGGTTTTGCCTGAAGTTCGTTCGGGTGCCGAAGGGGACGGGTGCGCGGGGTGTGTTTCGGCCGCGGCCGTGGCAGATGGACATCGCGGCTGACGTGCTGGATTCCGGGGCTCGCACGGTTGGGCTGATGCTGCCGCGCGGGTCGGGGAAGACCACGTTGACCGCGGCGATCGCGCTGTATGTGTTCTTCTGCTGGGGAGACGGCGCCAACGTGGACGTGTTCGCTGTGGATGAGCGCCAGGCCGCGCTGGCGTTCAACGCCGCCCGGCGCATGGTGGAGCTGTCGGAGGACCTGTCGTCACGCTGTTACATCTACGCCGACAAGCTGGTGATCCCGCTGACGGACTCGACATTCCAGGTGATGCCCGCATCACCGGCGGCCGCGGAGGGCCGCGACACTGTACTCACGATCTGTGACGAGGCCGGCGTGATCAGCCGTGACCTATACGAGGTGGTGAGCTTGGCGGCCGGCAAGCGCGAACGCTCGACGCTGGTGGTGGTCGGGACGCCGGGCCCGCGCCTGGATGACCAGGTTCTGTTGGATTTGCGTGCGCACGCCGCCGAGCATCCGGAAGACAAGTCGCTGGTGTGGCGGGAGTACAGCGCAGCCGGGTTCGAGGACCACGACCCGGATTGTCAGCACTGCTGGAAGCTGGCCAACCCCGCGTTGGACGACTTTCTGCACAAGGATGCCCTGTACGCGTTGTTGCCGCCAAAGACGCGAGAAACAACGTTTCGCCGGGCCCGGTTGTGCCAGTTGCCGATCGACAACGAAAACTCGTTCCTGCCCGCGGGTGTGTGGGAGTCGTTGGCGACGGGCGAGCCGGTGCCCGATGGCAGCGACGTGGTGTTGGCTTTGGACGGCTCCTACAACGGTGATACGACCGCCATCGTGGTCGCCACGGTGGCCACCACGCCGCACTTCGATGCGGTGAAGGTGTGGGATCCGAAAGGCGACCCGGATTATCGGGTTCCGGTGGCCGATGTAGAGCAGTCGATCCGGGATGCGTGCAAGCGGTGGCGGGTGCAGGAGATCGCGGCCGACCCGTTCCGGTTCACCCGCACGTTGCAGGCGTTGGAAGCCGAGCGGCTGCCGATTGTCGAGTTCCCGCATAGCCCGGCCCGGTTGACCGCGGCCACGACAGATTTGTACAAGGCGTGTGTGAACGGGCAGCTCACCCATTCCGGGCATACGACGATGGCGGCTCATGTTGGCGCCGCGGTGATTCGGGAGGACCCGCGGGGGATGCGCTTGGACAAGGCGTCCCGCTCCCGGCGCGCACCCAAGATCGACTTGGCCGCCTGCCTCGTTATGGCTCATTCGCGCGCTACGTGGCGCGCTACCCACAAAAAGCGCTCTAGGACAAGGAGTTTCAAATGACAGACAACCCGCTCTTGACGAACCTGATGCAGCGGTTGGATGAGCCGGCCGCCCGCTACAACGAACTCGGGTTGTACTACCGCGGTGAACAACCACTGGCGTTCCTGTCCCCGGATGCCAAGACCGCGTTAGGGGATCGGTTCGGCCGGATGGCATCTAACATCCCGCGCCTGGCCGTGACTGCGCTGGCTGAGCGGCTGCGGATCACCGGGTTCACCGGGGATGCCGCCGATCTGTGGGACGACTGGATCCGCAACGATCTTGACCAGCTCTCCGGGGTCGCGCACCGCGAAGCGCTACTTCTCGGCGACAGTTTCGTGATTGTGTGGGCGGACAAGCTCGGTCGACCCAAGGTAACCGTCGAGTCCGCGAAACAAGTAGTTGCGCAGCATGATCCGGGGACACGGCAGATCGTCGCGGCCGCCAAGCGTTGGGAGACCAAGACCACAACGGAGGTCGTCCTATACGAGCCGGACCAGATCAGCCGGTACCGCGCGAACGCGACCGGAGCCACCACGGTCGGTTACACGCTGGTGGGGACACTGGCGAACCCGCTCGGCGTGGTCCCGGTGGTGAACATTCGCAACGCCGACTTGATCTTGGGTGAGCGTGGTTGCAGCGAGATCGACGACTTGAAGCCGTTGGTGGATGCGCTGAACAAGTTGCTCATCGACATGATGACCACATCGGAGTACACCGGGCGGCCGCGGCGTTGGGCCACAGGAATCGAGCTGACCGAGGAACCGGTGCTTGACGACGACGGAAACCCGGTCCTGGACCCCGACACCAACGAACCGGTCACCACCGAGGTGAACCCTATTCCCGAAGGCAACCGCGCCATGATCAGCGAGGAGCAGGGAGCCAAGTTCGGGCAGCTCGACGCCGCCACGCTCACCGGTTACGAGAATGCGGTGAACATCATCTTGGGTCAGGTGATGGCCGTGTCGACCCTGCCGGCGCACTACATCGGTGTGTTCACCGACAACCCTGCCAGCGCCGATGCACTCCGTGCCGCCGAGGCCAGCCTGACTGCTCGTGCTGAGGCCCGCCAAGCCACATTCGGACGTGCATGGGAACAAGTAGCCAAGCTCATGCTGGCCGTCCGGGACGGGCGCGACCCCATGCAGCTCGAGGCGCGCGTGCAGTGGGCCGATGCCGCCACCCGATCGGTAGCGCAAGAGGCCGATGCCGTCGTCAAACTCCACCAGGCCGGGCTACTGCCGACCTCGTACGCCCTGGCCAAGCTCGGGTACAGCGATGATGAGATCGCCAAGATTCGGGTGGCCCGGCGCGCCGAGGCCCTCGACGCCGCCGGCGCTAACTTCCTACTGGCCGCGCCTGATAATCCGAGGCCGGCCGCATGACCATCGTCGACGACTACCAGCGCCAGACCGAAGCTCTGGCCGGCAGGGCCGCGGCCCGGGTGGCCGAGGTGTACGCCGCGCTGCGGGCCGGGCACATCACCATCGATGAAGCCGAGGAGCTGATCGCGGCACTGGTGAACACGGCCAACGCGGCATCGTTCACCCTGGCCGACGCCTACGTGTCGCTACAAATCGAGAAAGCCACCACCTTGCCGGCACCGGCGACGGGCATCGCGCCGGCCGATGACTTCGAACGCCTACTACGAGCCGCCCACACGATCTTGGATGGGCTGATCGGCATGATCAAACCACCTGCCGGCGGCGGCCAACCTGTCGGGCGCGAGCTTGCGCCCGACAGTGATCCCGTACAGACCGCCGGCATGCGCTTGCAGCGGCTCGCGCGGGCTGAACCCCTGGAAGCCGGGCAGAACGCCGCCGTGGCCGCCATGACCGAACAACCCCTAGTTGAAGGATGGGTACGGCAGATGGACGACGACCCCTGCCAGCTTTGCCAGTGGTGGTGGCGCGAGGGCCGAATCTGGCCGAAAGCCCACCCCTTTCAGCATCACAAGGGATGCAACTGCGCACCGAAAATCGTTCTCGCCAAACACATTCAATCAACCCAGTACACCCGGCAACTCGAAAGGAAAGCACCATGACCACCCCGAACACCGAAACACCAGTCGACGACACCGAAGTCAATGACACCGAGTCACCCACTCCCGAGGTTGAGCGGGAGCCTGACTCCCCGGCAACCGAAGCCGAAGAGCCCGAAACCTTCCCACGTTCTTACGTCCAGGAATTGCGGCAAGAGAACGGTCGGTACCGGCAGCGCGCCCAGCAAGCCGACGCCTACGCTCAGCGGTTGCACACCGAGCTTGTCCGGGCCACCGGCCGGCTCGCAGACCCGACCGATCTACCGTTCAACGCGGAGCACCTCGACGACGCCGACAAGCTGACCGCCGCGATTGACGACTTGCTGTCCCGCAAGCCGCACCTGGTCAACCGGCGGCCGGTCGGGGACATCGGGCAAGGTGCAACAACACCATTGTCCGGCAACCCGGTCGACCTCGCCGCAATACTGCGGGCACAAGCCCAATAGCGGAAGCCCCCTGCTAGGATGTGACATACCCCCGGCGGCCCATTCCTGGTGACGTTAGCCAAACCCGTGTCGGCGCCGGGGGTTATCCTGTAGAGGCCTGCCCTGGTGGCTAGGCCCCGTTTCGTCCTGGTGGCGTGGGATTCCCCCGAATCCACCTGACCTTCAACGTGAAGGTCACCGTCACGTAAGGACATTCAATGGTCGAGACGACCGCCGCTAACCCACAGCTACTTGCCGATCAGGTATCCAGCCTGTTGGTGCAGCCCCTCGAAGCCGCCAGTGTCGTGCTCTCATCCGGGCCCCGGATCTTCGACACCTCTGGCGTGCTGCGCATCCCGAAGCTGACCAAATCATCGACGGTCGGCTTCATTGGTGAGAACGAACTGATCCCATCAGACCATGACACCACGTTCGACGACGAGGTCGTGCTGATGCCGACCGACCGCAAGAGCATCAAGGTCATCGAGCGCTACAGCCGCGAGCTGGCCCGCCAGGCCGTGATCGGTATCGACGCCACCCTGAAAAACCGTCTGGTGAAGGTGGTTTCGGACAAGCTCGACACCGCCTTGCTTACCGGCGCCGGCCAGGCCACCAACGAGGTACAGGTCATCACGGTCACCGGTGACCCGTTCACGGTGTCGTTCCGAGGCGTGAGCACCGCCGGTTTGGCCGACGACGCCGACGCCGCCACCGTCGAGGCAGCGCTGCAAGGCTTATCCACGATCGGGGCCGGCAACGCCACCGTCGCCGGTTCCGCCGGCGGCCCCTACACCGTGACGTTCGCCGGCGCCCTGGCCGCCACCGCCGTCGACCAGTTCGAGGCCACCAACGCCACCGTCGCCACCAGCACCGAAGGCGAAGCCGCCAACGGCATCCGCGGGTTGATCAACCAGTCGGGTGTGCAGACCGGGACGCTCGACGTCACCGACGCCGACAGCCTCTTGGACGCGATCGCGCTGGCATCGGCCGCCGAAGTCATGCCCAACCGGTGGTTCGTCAACGGCACCGACTTCATCGCGTTGCGCAAGCTGAAGACCAACGACACCGACTCCAAGCAATACCTGCTCGAATCGGATGTCACCTCCGGGCCGACCTACCGGCTGTTCGGTGTACCCGTCACGGTGACCAACAAGCTCAAGGCCGGCACGGCGATACTGGCCGACGTATCCCAAGTCGCGGTAGCCCGCGACCTGGCCCCGAGCGTAACGATCCTCTCCGAGCGCTACGCCGACTACGACCAGATCGGTATCCGCGTGGTCACCCGCTACGACCTCGGCCTGCTGCACCCCGAAGCCGTCATCGTCCTGAGCGCCGCCTAAGCCGATGCCTGAGGTCACCGAGGCCGATGTCGCCGGGTTGCTGGCCGCCAAGATCAGCACCCCGGGCGCGGCGATACCGATCATCACGGCGATGGCGAAGGCCTACACCCGCGGCCGCGGCTTCGACAGCAACGGCGACCCTAACGACGAAATCGCCGCCGTCATCACCACCGCGGCAGCCCGGCTCGCCGGCAACCCGCGCCAGTCCAGCCTCAACCAGGTCATGGCCGACTTCACCTCCGACCAACGATCCTTCTTCAACGGCTGGACCCTGGCCGAACAGTTCGTGCTGAACCGGTACCGGGTCCGCGCCCAATAGCCAGGTGGCCCCGGCGGCGTCAAACCCGGTCAGTCGACATAGCGGGAAGGGCACCCCATGACGCTGGTCTCCTCCGGTGAGGATGCACCTGCGCCGCCGGGGCCATCGCCTGAATCCATCGTTTATTCACCCTTTATGACCGAGAATCGCCGAGAAGTGCCGAGCATAAGAGGGAGGTCGACGAGGCTATATGGGTTGCGGCACAACATTTCTAAGGAATCGGAGGGAATCAAGTAGATTGGCGCAGTCCAAAAGCCGGTGTCGCAGGTTCGAATCCTGCCGGGGGCACTCTGTGTTTGCGCAGTTCAGCCATGGTTTTCAGGTGTCAGCCGAGTGGTCGTGGCTTGTTCTGGTCGGTGCTGTGGTCGGTGATTGGTTGGTATCAGATGACGCAGCCTGGCTCTCGATAGTCAATCGCGTAGCA